ATGGACTATTTTGCAAAAAGACGGTCAAGAGGTAAGCCAACAGGATTCAACACAAGAATGAAAAAGTATGATTTAACCCTCACAGAAATGTTTGAGCGATTCATGGAAGTAAAGAAAACAGAAGGATTATCAAAGGTGACAATTAATGATCACTACACACATTTCTTATATTTCTGTGAGTTTATCGGACAAGATTTACAAAATCAAGAAATTAACGCTGATATTTTCAGGAAGTATATTTCTTATATGCTTGAAGAAAGACAAGTTTCTCCTGTTACCGTAAACGCTAGAATCAGACCTTTAAGAACATTACTTCGCTTTGCTTACAATGAAGGTTGGATAGAAGAACCAGTGTTTGAAAAGTTTAAACCATTAAAAACGCCTGAAGATACCATTGAATCCCTTACACCTGCTGAAATTAAACTAATCTTTGCTCAAATTGATGAAACAACATATGCAGGTATGAGAGATAAGGCAATGCTATACACCTTGCTTGATACAATGGTTAGAATTTCTGAACTACTAAAAATCAGGCGTGAAAATGTTGACTTAAAAAATGGAATTATTCAACTTGAAGCACATGAAACCAAAATGAAGAGAAAAAGGATTGTTCCGATTTCTCTAAAGACAATTAAAGTCCTTCGTTACTATATGAGTGAAACAGAAGTTTTCGGCTCTGACGTTTTATTCTTAACCTACAATGGAGATAGCATTGATTCAAATACTGTCAGAAAACGTTTAATGGATTATGCCAAAAATGCAGGAATTAGTAAACGTGTCTCTCCTCATGTATGGAGACATAGCGGTGCTTTACTCTATATCAAAAACGGCGGTGATCCATTTAGTTTACAGAAAATACTTGGTCACACTGATATGTCAATGGTACGGAAATATATACAAATGACTAATACAGATGTGAAGGCACAACATAATTACTTTTCACCACTAAAAGGCGTTATCAAATAAAATTAAGGGATGGGATAATATGAAAGCTATTAAAAAGAAATATCACGTACATGGAACAGTTACTCTGCCTTTTTCCGTTGAAATTGAAGCAGTTAATGAAAACGCAGCACAAGCAATTGCACAATATCAATTGAATGATTTAACCATACAACAAGCATTACTAACCCTTATCACTAATCATGGAAAAGTCATCTTGCCAGAAATCCATAACCATGAAATTGATATAGAAAACACATTTGAAGATTAATTACCAAAAGGCAGGGGCTAATTTCCCTGCCTTTCTTATACAACTTTCGCACAAGTAAGTATTAATAACCCTCTTTTGGTTAAATCATGATGTTGGACTTTCCATGTCCCATTAAGTAAATCAAACTCGTTATTAACCGCCAACTTTCCCCTATTTACTTCATTATCCTGCAATACAGCCACTATTTCATTCTCCGCTACATTAATCGCATTGTCAGTATCCACCGCAAATGATTTATTATCAACTACTACACTTATATGTATCGGCTCACCTTCTATGGTTTCATAAATCGGCTTACCATAAGGATCAGTACCTGTTTGTACTTGTTCAACTTCGCCTGGTACAACAATTTCATGATTACAGTACCGCATGAGGGCTTTATATTTTCCTATATTAAGGGTTTGTGTTTCGGTAATAGTTAAATAGTTGAATCCCTTGTAGTCAACTAAATCACCCATATAAACCGCCTGAAGCGTATGTATGTATCTATCTTCATGTTCACCAATTGCAGGAGTAGTGATTAATGCTTTTTGTTTTGTTCCATTAATCAATACTTCCTGTCCTGCTTGTTCAATTAGATATTTCACATCATTTGTTGTATTAAAAAGGTTAAACATGTTCGCCCTCCTTCCATTATGAATTGAACAACATAAAGAAATTACTATCTGATTGATCATCCGTTTTCATGTTTCGTATTTTCCTATCCAATTGATCAATTCTTGATTGGATATTCTCCGAAAAGTCGGAAATGGATACATCATCTTGTTTGTAATTCTTCATGTTGGATGGATTGTTGGCAATTGATTCAAGGATAGATAAAGCCGTTTTATATATGTTCCTTTTGCTGGTTGCTGATTGCGGATTATATTCTTCATGCGGTTGTAGGTTGTTCTCTTGCAGGTAGATGGATAATTCCTCTTGCGATAAGTTAATTGATTGCACTTCCAGTTGAAGGCGTTGTAAGTTAGTCAAAATAAATCACTCTCCTTTATAAATAAAAAAATAAGCCCAAAAGGACTTATTCACTCAAATGCTTTTTTGTTTTCCCATTCCTCTTTATCTTTCTTATCTTTCCAATCAAGAAACTCTTCTAACTCTTTATTAGTCATATCATCAGGATTACCCGTTTTATAAAATTCATTTTTGTCTTGTTGCTCGTTCAATACATCAGAAATGAATATTGTACCGACAAACAAAAATACCGCAGCAATAGAAACAAAAAACAAATAAGGAATAAGTTTTGACTTAGTTGATTCTTTAATTTCACCTAGATAATCAAATTTCTCATGACACATTGGACAAATAAAGGTATCTTTTAATTCAAAACTTCGTAATTGTTCATTTAGAGGTATCTTATAATCCTTTATCGGCTGAAATTCCTGTTTATAACCACAATCACAAACACCCACAATGCCACTTTTTCCAGAATGTGATTTAAGAGTATTCATCTAATCACTTCCTCAATTCATAAATTACTTAAAGTCGATTATCTTATAACTGCAATTGCTTATTGATTCATTGTAAGGTGTCATAATATCAAAAGATTTTCTACTGTTTGGAGACAAACCTTCACTTCCTACAGCGTATGTCCAATCAGTGTCGATAATATTCCCTGAAGCATCGGTATAAGTCGCTTGCACTTTAATATATGAATACTTTATTCCTGTCGGATTTTTTACATATCCTTCGACATAAACGTAATCTCCATCAACCTTACAACTTGTTTCCTCTAACTTTAAAGTTTCCGTTGATTCACCTGCCACTACACCATTCGTTGAATTGCCCGATCCATTATTTCCATTGGTATTCGTGTTACTAACAGTTCTTGATTGAAAATCATCGTTTTCATCATAATATGTATGAGTCATTACGGTATCTTCAAGGGGATTTGAAGTATCATAATCTATGGAAAATATGCTCGATTTTTCTTTCATATCTATTACAGAGATAGAATCAATTGAACAATATTTATTCCTACCACAATCCAAAAGCACATTTTCAATATTTTCATCTACTACTTCCGCTATACTGTACAAAACGTTGAGTTTTTCTGTATCCCCTAACTCTAAAAATTTTTCTGTTGCATTACCAATTACGTTATATGTATAAGATGTTTTACCGTTATATTTTACAGGTTCTTCAATATTATCTCTACTAACATTAATAAACAAAACATACTTTGCAATCTCTTCATTATTAACCAATTGTTCATTTAGATTCTCAACGCTACTTTCATCTAATGAGAAAAAATTTAAGTAAATTACTACGCTACCAATCATTGACAAGACAATAAGTAAACTGATAATAATTCTTTTATCTTTCCACACCGCTATTCCCTCCTTCTCATTGTATAGTTAAATTCTACCATGATTATAGGAGGGATTGATCAAATTGTCGGAAAATAATAGTAAATATTGAAAGTTTCAATAGAAAAAGCACCCTGGGTAGAGTGCATGTGAGTGATCAGGTGGAATTGTAGTTTTTTTGGGCGTGAAAAATTGAGTATGCTATGCCGAAATCTAGCCAATTAGGGGTATCAATAGCCACGATATACAGAATGAATTGCCTATATAATTTACGATATATAGGCAATTGCACTCTAGTAGACATAATGCATGTTATCGGAAGTAGTTTTAACCTTATATAATATCAATATCAAAACCTTTTAGTCAACATCAGTTTATCATCATATTAGGAAAATGCAAGCCCTATATATAATAACATGCGGATTTTTTTCAATATTACTCCTATTATCTCCACTTCCCATCATTAAGCCGTTTTGACTAAATCCACCTCTAGCATCACACACCCCTAATCAGCCACAACATACAGTATCAATCTACCTCTTCCCCGCTTAAATTATTTCCCTGATTATTTCCCTCATCTCTATTACCTTCATCCTTTAACCGTTCCAACTCCATCTGGACATCATTTGTATATGGACTATGATTAAGCACACTCTCCAAACTAATCGCCTTCATTTCATCCAGTTGCTTCAGATTCTCTATGATTTCCTTGTCATTAGAAGGCATAGCATAATGAAATACCATATCCAGCGTTTCATACTCATCGGCTTCAAACTTGATCCCTTTGTATTCAAGTAACCGCCTAACCTTGTCAAAACGCTGTTCTAGTCCTTCTCTCATGAATTGTTCATTGAAACCGGCTTTGATATTAGCCAATGAGAACAATAACTTAATACTAACCTCTGACAAGTTACTAATATCCGTCTTATTCATTGATACAGCAGGCGTTTGTGATACATCAAGTAACGCTTGCAGCAATGTTTTATAGATACTTTCAAAGCTCTTATAATCCAACTGGTTACTAACCATTTTAAAATCAGAACCATCATCAAGATTAACTCCACCGCCAACAACATGAGAAGGTAGTCCATCACCTTTCAACTGTTGACCGATAGCAACCGGAATCGGATTCATAAACTTATAGAACCCATCAGTGTACTTACTGATCAAGTCCTCCATTGAATCAAGAATACTAATCCAATCTTCTAATTCACTTCTGCCTTGTACTTCACTCAACTCATTTTGATTGTTATATACAATAGGCAAGCCAGCAAGGTTATGATACCTACCAGTAAGTCGTAATTCTCCACCTAGATTGTCGTATTTCTCTACTGTATCATCAGTGAACACAGTATAATAATCCACTCCATCAAGCATATACGCTTCGATAAAGGCAATTAGATTGTTTTCATGGTCATATATTGGATAACTATCAGCCGGATCAATTAATTTACTTTTAATCATGCCTTTATCCAGATAAACATACTCTGCCACTTCTCCATATTTAACAACTTTGTCAAGGATATTAAAGTTAATCCGGTCATACTTACCCTTCTTATTTACCTTTTGATACTCCTTTACAACTCCCTCATTACCTGTCATTGTTAAAGGGTTTTGAAGCAAATAAGCGGTTTGATAATTCAATAGTGTCTTAGCATACTGCAATACAATCTTTCTAGGTACAAACTCTTTACCGTTATACATTTCATTTGGTCGTTGAGTAATCGCATGAGAACCATTCAAATAGTCCTTCAGGTCACTTATCTTATTCACCTTCTGTTGACTGGCAACGGTATTAATCTCTTCCAAAAACCAATCAGAACGCCCCTCATGATACTCTTTTATGTATTGTTCTAATTTCACTTTGTCGCCCCCTCAAATAAAATAAAAAGACACTCCCATATAATGAGAATGTCTACACATACCACTTTCCAACTTTCATGCCCTGGACTGCCAACGCACAACTAATCACAAGGTCATCATGATTCTTTTCGCCTTTCTTATTTCCCATTTTGCCTTCATTTTCTTGGAATATCTGCATTTGCTGAAGTGTTTCTTTACACTCGATATTGTATAAGCCAGTTTCAAACTGTTCCTTATAGTCACTAATTAATACTGATTTACTGGCATTGGTTGTCATAAAACCCAATTGCATTTTCTTTTTTCCACGTTGATCAAACATCTTTTGCTTATATAGATTCAAATAACCGTAATCATTCCGCAGCCGTTCCAGTAAAGGTAATCCGTAACTGTTCCTTTCTACTGTAAGGAAAGCATAGTTAAAATACCTTCCAATAGCATCAACAATTTCAGCAAACTTATATACTGGTACTTTATTATGATAGAAACTTGCCACTTGCTGGCCGTCAGAATCAAATATACTAACTGTTGAATAGTCAGCCCCACTACCTGAAGCCGTATCCACTCCACCATAATATTTCATGCCACGTTTAGGCAGGTAATATATGTAAAATCCTTTATTTATGTACCTATGTAATACTTCCGGCACTTCATCAATTAACTGTTTCCTATCCAATGGAGTAAGTACATGATTAATCCGCTCTAACACTTTCGATTGATCAAATACCGCATTACCACTTGTAACGAATGATTCAAGTGGGTTTGAAGGATATTCTTGTTGAAACTCCTGTAATTCCATATCAAGCAACTTGTATCTTCTCCACATTAAAAAACGCAGGTTTGCACCTGCATCATGTAATACCTTTTCTGTTGGCTCTAATTCCTTCACGGATAATCGAACGCCTTTGTTATCTTCCTTAAACCATTTTTCCGCTTCATCATGGTCATGTTTGAATTGTTTCTTATATAACTCATGAAAGAAAGGAATGAACATTGCTTTATACTTACTGTTTCCTTTCCACGCCGACATAAACAATTTGTAATAGTTGTTGCCAGTACCGTTAGAAGTTGTTTCAATTGTTAATTGGCTTGCTTCACCTTTCATGAGTGACTGTTCAGCCGACAACAATTGCATTTCTTGTCTAGTGTAAAAGGCATACTCTGACAAATGAATATAAGAATATGTACTACCTCGCCCGATTGATTTATTGCCAGCAACCATACATGTAATCCGTGAACCATTTTCAAACCATAATTCATCCCTATTTGCTCGCCTGACAGCCGGAAATAATTCACTATACTTATCTCTCGGTAACCATTCATTCATCTGTTTTAACTTTTCAAATAACGCCTTTGAAGAATCCAATTTGTAACTGACAATAAGGATATTTTCATTTTCATTCTTGATTGCTCTCCATAACGCTTTAGCCAGTGTAAAAGTAGAAATTCCGCCCTGTCTGGCTTTTGAAACTATAACAAACCTATTCTTATTCATTAGATTATTTAACTCAACCTGTGCCGAATTAAGCTCTAGTTTCACTTTCTCATTGTTGTTATCAATAATGTAAATAAAATTCTTAGAGAACAATTCAAAATCATCCATTATCAACTTTAACTTTTCTGTTTTAGTCATTTTCTTTTTCGCAGCCATCATCCCACCTCCCAGAACAAAAGAAAAAGGAGTGCTATAAGCACCCCTAAATCTCTAATGTTATACTATGTAATATTAAGATTTGGTTGTTTTTATAAAATCATCGTAATCCTCTTTGACTCTTTGAAAGAGTTTTGCATTACCTCCCGTATCAGGATGGAGAATACGCAATAACTTTTTAAACTCCTTTACTACTTCCTGATTTGTAACACCAGAAGACAACCCTAATTCTTCTCGATAATTTTTAGATGGTAAAATTAAATCCTGTCCAAATAACTTTTGTCGGTACTGTCTTAAATCTTCATCGGACATATCACTAAAAAAACTATGAGAATTACTGGTATTTCTATTTTCATCAATGGTTTGTTTCATTGATTTCATTTTCAAATTCAAATTTTCTTGTCTAAGCCTATCAACTTCAAGTTGTAGTTTATGATTTTCCTTAGCAAGAACACCTCTTTCCTTTTGTTTTATTTTATACTCCAATTCCTTAATCCGTTTATCCTTATCTCTTCCAGTACGTTCATTGATAAATCTTTGTAAATCATCATTCTCAATTATGTATCCTGCTTTTCTGTTTTCTGTTCTTTTTGCTTTTATCTTACCTTCTCTTAACCACCGTCTAACTGTTTGAATGCTATCCGTAACACCCGCTGATTTTAACTTTTTAAATGCTTGGTCTGTATTCATTGATTACCTCCTAGATTTAATTTTATATACAGTAACATTATATCATGTAACATTATAATTTGTAACATTAAATCTCTAAATCATCATCTTCTTCTATTTCATCTTCTTCCGGCTTACTGAACGCCTTTTCAGCAAGTTTTGCATGACTGGATATATCTTTCTGCAACTGCAAGAACAATTTAACTGATTGCGGATCTCCTGATTTGGCTTGTTCGGACACTTTCTTATAAATATCATCTAAATCATTTGCAATAAGCCCATTCAGATATATAGCAAGCAACTGTTTATAATCCGCAGTACGCTCCCATGCAATAAATCCATTCAATGTTTTCTTACCGACATACCGCAAAAACTCTTTTTCTGTTTTCTTTGGCAGTCGTTGATCATATCGAATATCATGTTTCCATAAGAAATATTCCTTTTTGAGTTTAGGAACGTTACTTAACGCTTCGTAAATGTTCAATTTCTTCACGCTCCTTTTTTAGGAATTGTTTATTTAATTCCAGCATGTCATACACTCGCTGATTAGATTCTAATAATTGGTCAATACCTTTCTGGACTTCAGTTAATGATGTTTTCATTTCACTCATATCTGACTTAATTTCTGTAATTGTTTTATT